CAAATGGAGCATTTAATGACAGTTTTACTAGGTATGCTTGGTCTTGGAGGATTAAGAACTTTTGAAAAAGTAAAAAACAAAGTAAAATAATTTAATTAAATTTAATATAATGAGTGCAAAAGAAAAAAAAGTAACAGAAGAACAATTAGCTAAAATAAAAGAGCAACAAGTAACAATGAATAATAAATTAAGAGATATTGGGCTTGTTGAAAATCAAAAACATATATTGCTTCATGAGTATGCTGGATTAGAACAAGATATGGAAGCATACAAGAAAGATTTAGAAAAAGAATATGGCGCTATTAGCATTGATCTTGAAACCGGTGTCTATAAAGAAATAGAAAACACTGAACAAAAAGTAAAGTAAAATGAATAGTGTTATAAGAAAAATCAGCATCGGTTCTGATTATAAAAATGATGCTATGCATTACTCTATAGAACAAGAAGTTTACGGAGGACATAAAATAGCTTACATCATATTTGACGATACTGATAGCTCTTATAATATTTATATAAAAAAAAAGAATGAGGTATTGCCTTGGAAAAAATTTAATTCAAACATGGCTATAGCTATTGAATATAATTTAGAGTATGAATAGTGTTTATGATTTTATAGTTAAACCTATAGGTAATCGATATAATAATTCTAAAAAAATTAATAATAAAGAGTTGTTATTAAACACAAGTATTGAAGAATTTAAATTTATAAATAAACTAGCAGAGATAGTTAGCACACCATTAGCTTTTAAAACTAAAATTAAAAAAGGTGATCAAGTAATAATTCACCATAATGTGTTTAGAAGATATTATGATATTAAAGGACAAGAAAAAAATAGTAGTAAATACTTTAAAGATGATTTATATTTTTGTCAAATAGATCAAATATATCTTTATAAAAATAAAAGCAAATGGAAGACTTTTAACAATAGATGTTTTTTGAAACCATTAATTGAAAAAAATGATTTTAAAGACACTAAAACTAAAAGTCTTGTTGGTGTATTAAAATATAGTAATAGTTCATTAGAAGCCATAGGATTAAAAACTGGAGACGTTTTAGGGTTTACACCTAATTCAGAGTTTGAATTTTTAATAGATGATGAGTTATTATATTGTATGAAATCAAATGATATTGTTTTAAACTATGGATATCAAAAAAACAAAACTGAATATAATCCAAGCTGGGCAAAAAGCAGTTGATGAATTAATAAAAGTAGCTGAAGAAAAAATTATAATGAATGATGCTACTGAAGATTTAGCTGCAGATCGTTTAAAAAATGCAGCTGCTACTAAAAAATTAGCAATATTTGATGCATTTGAAATATTAACTCGCATTGAAAATGAAAAAAATCTTTTGAATGAAATAAAGTCAAAAGAAAAAAAGTTTGGAGGTTTTGCTGAAAATAGAGCTAAGTAATGTATAAGCAAGATTTATATAAAATTATTGATAATTATATTAAACCAAATATTGTAAAAAAATACAATAAAACTAAAAGTTGGAATTATGGTTATAATAAAGAACATGATCTTGTTGTTATAAGTAAGAGCGGTAAAATTGGTGAAATATATGAAATACAAAATTTAAAAATTGCTCTACCTTTAATAGAAAAATATTATAAAAGATCAAATAAAAACAAAGAACAATATTGGGAAAGATTAAATTTTCCAGAACCACTTAAAAAAATTAAAACAGTTTTTGATTGGAATACATATCCAGAAAACTTTAAACAAAAGTGGTATGATTACATAGATGAAGAATTTAAAAGAAGGGAAGAAGGTTTTAGTTTTATAAATAATGGTAGACCAACCTATATTACAGGAAGTCATTACATGTATTTACAGTGGACTAAAATTGATGTAGGTGCGGCTGAATTTAGAGAATCTAACAGGTTGTTTTATATTTTTTGGGAAGCTTGCAAAGCTGATAAAAGATGTTATGGAATTTGTTATTTAAAAAATAGAAGATCTGGATTTAGTTTTATGGCATCATCTGAACTTGTAAACCAAGCAACTGTCTCAAGTGACTCAAGATATGGAGTTTTATCTAAAACAGGAGCTGATGCTAAAAAAATGTTTACTGATAAAGTTGTACCTATTAGCGTAAATTATCCTTTTTTTTTCAAGCCCGTTCAAGACGGTATGGATCGCCCCAAGACAGAGCTTGCTTATAGAGTACCCGCCTCAAAATTAACTCGACGCAAGATAGAAATAGGTGAATCACAAATAGATATTGACGGGCTTGATACTACTATAGACTGGAAGAACACAGGTGACAACTCTTATGATGGAGAAAAACTAAAACTTTTAGTACATGATGAATCAGGTAAATGGGAAAAACCAGACAATATAATAAACAATTGGCGAGTTACAAAAACTACCTTAAGGTTAGGAAGTAAAGTAATTGGTAAGTGCATGATGGGTTCTACATCAAATGCTTTAGATAAGGGAGGCGGAAATTTTAAAAAAATATATGAAAACTCAGATGTCAAGAACAGAAATCGCAATGGTCAGACTCGCTCAGGATTATATTCTTTGTTCATACCTATGGAATGGAATTACGAAGGATTCATTGATATGTATGGATTACCTATCTTCAATACCACCGGAAGTAATATTAAAAATATCGATGGCGACGAAATAGATATAGGTGTTATAGACCATTGGATAAACGAAGTTGAAGGATTAAAAAATGATCAAGATGCTTTAAATGAGTATTATAGACAGTTTCCAAGAACAATTCAACACGCTTTTAGAGATGAAACTAAAGAGAGCTTGTTTAATCTTGCTAAAATATATGAACAAATAGATTATATAGAAGAAGAAAAATATAATCAATTAATTACAAGAGGTAATTTTCAGTGGTTTGATGGAGTAAAAGATACAAATGTAATGTTTATACCTAATGATAAAGGTAGATTCTATATATCTTGGGTACCTCCAATTAATTTACAAAACAAAATATTATTTAAAAATGGTTTAAAATATCCTGGAAATGAACACATTGGTGCATTTGGTTGTGATAGTTATGAC